ATAGCTCTTGATGACGCTGAGTTACGGGAGAACTGTCGGTGAGTAAGCAGTTCAGCATGAATAAAGCGTGGGTACTCCAACTCAAGTGTAGTAATACGCTTGCCATTGCTTGTACTGTCTTGAATAATTTTAGCAGTCATGGTTTAATCCCAGAGTCCTTGATAATATTTGCCGAAAAGTCGGAAACCATTTTGATTTCTTGCCTCGTGTTTTTGTAAGGCTTCGTAATCGCACTTGTAAGTGTCTTTTGGACCACGTTCCATAGTGAAAAGCACAGGCTTTCCATTTTCATCCCATTTGCAGGGNACGCTTTTAAAGTCGTGTTCGCCTGAGCTGTATTTGGCATCCCAGTTGTCTGAGATTTTGCACTCAAAAGCTTGGATCATCTCATCCATAACCCAATCCCAACGTAGGAAATGGTTGCTATCAGTGTCCCAATCATTTACTTTAGCTTCTGCTGCAGTACTACGAAGATGCTCAGGTACATCTTCGTCATCTACATTAGGAGCACCATGCTTGCTGGCTTTAAGCTGCTTAAGCATAGGCAAGATAATGTGGGCAAGAGTATGATCCATGCCCCAAGTATCCCAACGATCAATGTGTACTTTGATAGTACGCTTTTTCTTAGACTCAACCCACTGGCAAGCCTTAGTGAGTAAGCTATCATTACCTTGTTTATCTTCGCTCAGCCAACGACCAAACTCGTGAACCCAGTCAGGCTTACGAGGTACAATATCTGTTTCGTCTTTGACTTTGGTAGCCCAAAAGCAGAGAGCATCAGCAATCTGGTAAGGACCTACCCAGTTTGTATATTTACCAATTTTAACTTTCATTGTAGTTCCTTGAACATTTTTTTACGTCCATCAACACCAATTTCCAAATCAAATATCTCTCGTGTGCGCTGAAGCATAACACAGGCTATCATCAACAGATCTTCTCGGGAATCACACATCATAATTTGTTGTTCAATTGGTTCTACCAATTCTGACATTCTTTCTGATACACTCATAGCTCAACTCCAAAACGTTTCTTTAATGCGCACTTATCAAGTGCTTTATTGTATTCTGTTCTATGTGTTTCTACATCAAATTCTGGCTTAGCACCCTTTAACTTTATAATAAGTGGGTGCATTAGTTTTGCAGTCAAAGACTTTGACATGGCTTCTAAAACAAGGTTTATATCCTTGCCAGCTTTAATATCTTTAAAAGCTGCCGCTAATACTTTTAGTCTAGCTTCTTCTGCCCAGTCATCGTTCATAATTATCCAATGTTACGTCTTAACTTGTAAGAACTCTTTAGCAGACTGGCTACCTTTAGCAGCTTCGTTAAACCAAATAATCATTCTACTTCCTTTAGAAAACCNAAATAACCTNATGTAATCTTATAAACAATATAAGTCCATACCAATATAGATAACACAGTCGCCGATACACTAGAACCAATAAGGTGAACTAAAACGCTAATAGTTAAAATAATTATTAGAGATAAAATAACGATAGCAAGTGTATAGAGTACAGCTTTTTGTTTAGTTGACATAGAGGTTGCCTATTGATTTGATAATATAATTATAACACAAAAAAAGGGGCAATACAAGTCAATAATTTTGACCCGTACTGCCCCCTCTGACCCTAACCTTAAAGATTTGAAACTTCAATGGTCCGTGGTTGATACCCTTCAGCCCTTCTTTCGTGTCCTATATAACCTCTGGGATTACATACTACACGACATGAACCAATCATGTAATCAAAGTCATCATGGGTATGTCCGTGTATCCACAACTTAATTTTAGGATTAGCTAAGATTACGCTTTCTAAATCAGAACTATAAGCTCCGTTAATAACNGTTTNTTTNTTAAAACGAGGATGTGTACTCTGCTTTGTAGGAGCATGGTGACCCACAACAACAATATTTTGATAACTATGNGCGGCTTGTTCTTTGATTAAGTCTAACATAGCTTTGTGTTCTACGACACTTTGCTCAGGAGTAAACTTACCCGCACGAGTTCTAAAAGTTCCAGACTCATCCCGAAAGTGTANAAGAGCTCTGCTATCTTTGATTGAACTAAAGTCGTTCATGAATCCACGAACTCTATCAAGGGTTTCTACATCTCCTTGATTCATATCTGTCCAAAGAGTACCACAGATAAATCTGACATCTTCAATAAGTATAGATGAACGTTCTAGGATATGTAGGTTATTTAAGTAACCAAGGCGCTCTCTAGCTGTAGCTAAAGTATTATCAATATCACCATTATAGTGCTCATGATTACCCATAATATAGATAACCTGTTTCCACTCTTTACAGGCTTGTTGAAAGAACTCATGGAAGCGTTGACTACGATATTTTACATAACCAATAGCGTCTTCTTCAGTTGTATATTCAAATAGATCATAAATCACGCAGATATCTCCAGCTAACACAAGTACGTCTGTATTNTCTGTATTATGGATTTCTAATTCTCCAAATTCAAGGTGGAGATCGCTGCAAACTGAGATTTTCATGATAAGTATTGTGTGATTAGTCGTTCAAGTATGAGATAGTATGCCCAAAAAGGCACTAAAATAGCAAAGAAAGTGCTCCAAAAGCCTTTTGCAATTACTACGCCTGCTATCCAGTATAGAACGGCTAAGAAGTTTATTAAGTATTTCATATATTATAAAGTAATTTGACTAAAATATCAAATAAATATTTTTATTGCCAAGCCTGATAGTATAACACCCAGTCTTGTATACAATTTTCATGAGAAATTTCGTCTTCTCTGCCTACAGATATCATATCCTTTTCCCAGTCTGGAAAAAATTCTTTGATAATATCTTGCTCGGATATAGTTTGGTAATCAAAGTCACTACTATCATCTACTACGTATTTCCAGCGTTTCATTTGATTAATTCTACCCACGATTCAATATGATTAGACCAATCATATTCTCTGGCATGTTCTTGTATAGTTAAACATCTTGCCTGATATTCTTTGGGATTATTTTTGTAGTAAGTTAAAGTTTCAGCACAACTNTCTACAAAAGCTTCTTCTTCAATAGGCATTTCAACNGCCCCTCGAAGTCCTATTCTATCCCAATGTCCTACTGCAGTTGATATAACCAATCTTCCAGCAGCAGCGGCTTCTAAAGCAGGTAATCCTGCTCCTTCGTGAGTTGATGATACAACAATAGCTCCTACCTGAGGATAGAAACCTGGCATAGTCATAAAAGAGTTGTGATATTGAATAGCGATCTTTAAGCCTAGACCACTGCGCCCTACGGCTTTGTCAACTAAATGTGCTCTTTTGATATGATCATTATGTAGTACCTTATAAGCACCAGCATATCCAACAATTTCTAATTCTTTGGCTATAGGAGAGTAAAACTGTTCATAGTCAACCCCTAGAGTACATACTTGAATAGGTTTTTGAATACCCATTCTAATCATTTCATCACGAACCCAATTAGAAACAGCACCAAGTTTTGCAATACGATTTGAAACAGTTTCTGGTAGTTTTAAAAGGTACTCAATATCTTCTCTACTGTGACATACTACAATGATTTGTTCAGGGTGAATATGGTAGTGATAAATGCACAAAGCCTCCAGCCCTGACGGAGTGGAGACGAAATAATCTATATGTTGTGATAATTCTTGGACCTCGTCAACTGTATACTGACGAGTCCATGGCATAACAGAGGCTCTTATGTTATAGGGTTGTAACCACTTAATTAAGTCATAATGAATAACTCCATATGCCCATTCTGGTTCAACAAAAAATACTATACGTTTCATACAAGTAATGCCACTATAAATATAATTAGTAGTATACCCGTTATTGACCTAGTAATAATTCTATAATCTTCATTTACCTCGGTACTAAAACGATCTCTAGCCATTCGGCGTTTTGATTTAAATCCACTCATACTTTTTCTGTTATGTTAAATTCTTTTAGTAATCCACGTTCAACTAATGTTAGAACTGCTGCAGCTCTATCTTTGTCATGACTAGTATATACTACACTTGTAACATCTGTATTAACAACAGCATCTAAAACTTTTGATAGTATAAGTTCTGCAAACTTTGGCAAACTAGCATTGTAGTTACCTGCCCAACCAATACCTTCTTCAGTGATATATTGAAAACCTGCTTGTTCAGCAAGTTTTTTTAATTGCAAATTCATTTTGCTAATTCTCTCATTAATAGTCTTCTTTGTTCAGGGCCTATAGCCCTATCTAGTAATTCTTTTGATCTATGTGCCATAGCATAAGACATTAATATTAGTTCACGGGGATCATCAGTTAAACTAATAGTACTGTCTATGAGAATCATAATCTCTCGCAATCGTTGGTCTGCGGAGCTCATATTAGCACTCAATATCAATGTTGGTGCCTTTAGTTAAATCTAAACGAATATTTCGGGACACTCGTTCCGCTATAATTTCGTCAAACTTACGCTTTTCTAGTTGCTTGCGATGCACTTCTTCTTTGATATGCTCTTCTTTTTCTAGTCTTTCCAAATACAATTTTGTATTATATACTTCTTGTCTGGTTACTCTCATAATTTATCTCCGCAAAATCTTGATATCTGCTATTCATTTTGTTTCCTTGACTTCACTTTCTTGGTCAAGAGGCTTAGCATGAGTGTTGCAGCTAGTATATAACCAACCACGACCACGCATNCTGCCAGGATTACCACATTGTTCGCAGGTCACAGAAGACATTGATTGAGCCATCTGTACCATACCATCAATAACATCGTCTCCGCCTGAATAATAGATTCTTAAAGAACCAAACTTTTCTTTAACCTGATCAAAAGTTACTTGAGGTACTTCAATGTCTTTTTTATTCTTCCAGTCAATGTGGTGTTGAATTTTACTCATAAGTTGGTCTAATATAGTAAACCAACCATCACCACACTCAAATCCCCAACACATACAGGTAACATTCATAGTTTGATAACGATTAACCATAATATATGGGTAACGTTCACAAAGTATGTTGTCTAACTCTAATTTCATTCTGATGCCTTTGCAATTTCTTTATATCCTGCCCAACTAGGGTGTATATTATCTTCTTGCATACGTTCCGTTTTAAGTACAGTATCTCGGTACTCATTAGCAATCTTCCAAATAGCATTTCGCTGTGTTGGAAACTTTGTTGATGGTAGCACCCAGTATACTCTATTTGCATTAGTAAGTTGTCTAATAGTACGTAATTCACTCTCTGTTTTAATATGCTTGTGATCATTTGATCCAAGAGATATAATTACATGGTTAGCTATTAAAGGAGTATTTTGAATATTCTTATTCAACCATTGATGGGAGTTAATACCGCCTTGTACGTAAGCAACGCACTCTTTACGGACATTAGCTACACCGACTCCGATGCTGTCTCCGAGTATTAAACATTCTATCATTTAACTATCCTTGAAAGTTGCCATGAATTAGCAGCACCTAGTGTACTATTAGCATATTCTAATATAACATCGCCCCAATAACTATCAGCATAGTCATAAACAAGTACTTGCTCAACTACAGTAGCTTCTTGTCTTATATTATTAATCCATACTTTTTCACCAGGCTGCCAGTCAGGTNTNNNACCTCGTGTATCAGATCTATTATCAATCGTTACCATACCAAGTCCTATGAATCTCAGCAACGTGTTCAATGCCATCATATTCATCAATATACCACTTAACGTCTTCTGGTATATCTACTACTGCAAGATCAGCAGCCCAGCCATTGGCTTCTTCTCCTAATTGTTCAATTACTGCAATTAGGTCTGAATCTGAGCGATTTTGAATATATTGATATTCTGATAATTCATGGTCTACGTGTCCAAGGTGTCCTGCCACATAGTAGGCACTACCTGTACTATAACCTGAATCACGCTTTTCAAAAGGCACACCTTTTTTAGCAAGTAATAGCTCAAAAGCTTTTTCACTTAAACCAAAGCCACCAAAACAACGATTAATTGCAACTTTCATGATCTTTTTACTTTCATAGTATTATTTAGTAGGTTTAAGATTGCTGGATTTTATTTTCAAAACTTGATGCTACTTCTGCCGTTGGAAATATCCAAGCCAGTGAAATTCTTAATTCATCAGTACTGCAACAATGCCAAAACAATTTATCTGGTTCTGTGTGTTTTCCAAAATATCCCACTTTACAATTCCAGCCAGGTTTGTCTTGCATTGTTACAATTTCTTTAGTTATAGGATCTTGGTATCTAAAAAAGCCGTTTCCATTTTCACTCCATGTTAATAACACGTTATGTCCAAAATCATCTGAATTAGTATGCCAAGACATATAACCACTAGCGGGATATATTACTCCTAATACTTTTTGATCNAACATTTTTTTTCTTACAGAAGATTTTGGGACAGCATAACCTTTTTGTTCATCCCACTCGTCTAAATCAGCGTCAAGTTTTGAATTTATTTCTTTTAAGAAAGTGCTATCTATATTAACAAGTTTTGCATTTTTAGTACGATCTATCGTTTCTTGATTTTTAAGATCATTTAAAAGATCAATACTACAAAAATAATGATTATCTTTAGTAGCATTACGTTGTCTAAAATTTAATTTAGATAAATCATTGCTTAATATTTCATCTTTAAAGTTATTAAGAATTTGTACTAGTTGTCTATTAACAATTGGTATAGAATTCATAATATTATTTANTTNTNATTTATAAATTCTAGGGTTTGTTCAACAATTTCAATAGAGCAATCAAGAATTTTAGAGATAGCCTCTATAGAAAATCCTGCTCTATGCATATCAAGAACATTTTGTATTAGTTCTTTCATTTAACCTGCCCACCTTTTGAGTTAACACCAACCAAATCTTTTAAACTAAAGACTGGAATATAATTAGATTTATGAAGTGGAACAATACAATGTTTGTACTCTTTAGCTTTGCGCTCTCCGCAACACATACAGGTTTTATAACCTAAAAGTGCACGACCTTTGGAAACATCCTCGCTACAAATTACGCAATAGTACATAGTATTTTTCTTTCTAATCTTATATTATATCAGTTATGGCTGTCAGGGTCAACTGTGAGTTTTTCAGGCTGTTCAAACCTTTGTTCTTGTATTGTTTTTTCATTCATAGTATATCTAGGATTTCCACACATATAACAATTGGGATTTCCACAATCCATTGCATGATGTTTTTCTAGGCGGTGAGGCTGCTCTACATATTTAGTAATACCAGAACTTATAGCCATTTTTAATTGTTTAGCAACTGCATTTTTATCTTTTTGTAAGCGACGGCTATGTTTGAATTTATCCTGCTCATTGCTCATAGTATTACCTAAAGAAAATAAGTGCCATAATTACTGATTGAACCATAAATCCAACAGTAATAACTGTAACAATAATATAATTTTTCTGAATTATTGCCTGTGCAAACATAGCTAATAAAGCTGCCCACAATAACAATACCATATCTAAAATAGGGGTTTTATCACTAATTCCAAACATTAAGCTAAGAAGTGTAGGAATTGTTGATGAATGTAATAAAATTACTGAAATAATGTGAAGACTCGTAGCACTTAAATTAGCTACATGTTCTTTTATCCAATCAATTGGATTAAGTTTATTTACTATATTGTTAATCCAAGGCTCTGAAACTGGGATTTTACTTACAGATTCTTTTTCTAGTAAACTCATTTATTACTCTCTGTTTTGGGTTTATAAAATATATGACGACCTATTTTTGCAACTTTTTCCATGTTTTTCCATTGAGGATTTACATAGTCTGCATGAAAATATAAAGCTGACTCTAAACTAGGTAAAGTAAAGTTCTCTAACAAAACTTTTTTAGCAGCTATTTCTGACTCTTTCCAAGTTTCTTTATTTACTGGGCGTCTTGATTCGCTTCCGTCACATAACCAAGAAAATTGACAAAGCACTTTATTAAATACAACGCTTTTTTCATTAACCACGCCGCAAATACCTGCGCCAAACCTGCCATCTTTTGCACGATTTAATGTTACCTGTGCTACTGCAATCTTACCCTCAACTGGCTCACTGCCAGCTTCGTAGTATATATTACGAGTCATACACTTTAGTTCTCTTTCCATTTCCGTAACAGAACTAAAAGTTTTTGTTGTTTGCTGGTTATACTCACCTAAACGATTGACCCTAAATTCGTAAGCTTTTTGAACTATAAAAATTGGTATAATTAAAGTTGCAGAAAGGATTATTGCTTTTATGATATTCATTTAGCACTCTCCTCTAATAAACATAATATTGCCGAAGTTATCTCTGTTTCTTGTCTAACTAATTCTATTGCTTCTAGATAACTTTCAGCTTGAACTATCCATGCTGCTAGTTGCCGATCCTGATGTGCGAAGATTTTGTAACTCTGCATCTAACTCCTTTAATTTTAGTCTGCAGCTATCCAAATCTTGTAGAAGGGTAGCCTCTCTATTTTGAGATTGCATAAGTGCTTGTAAATGCACTTGATGTTGTCCCTCTAAGTTACGAATGTGTTTTGCTGCTCTTATAGCTAAAGCTGTTGGTGGACGGGGCATTTGTGTGCCATCAGCTAAGTATTCTAATGTTCCAGCATCCAGTGCAGTTGCTATATCCATGAGTTTATTTAAAATAATAATAATCGAAATAACATTATAAGCTCTTTAGCTGTAAAAATCAAGTTAATTTTTACGCACGCTACCCAACCACAGGCTGTAACGGCAAAAATCATAAAATTGAAATTTTTTTAAAAATTTTGTATAATAGTTATTAATTTGGAGAAACAAATGACAGAAATTGAAGCGGCTTTTTTCTACGGAGACTTCTCAAACCTTCATGAACTTATCCGAGAAATGCTATCCGAAAATCTTGAAGCTATCAGTATACAAGAATAATTTTTAAAAGGAAACACAATGAAAAAAGAAATTGCTTTTGAAGACTGGATGANAGTAGTTAACCAGCATGTAATTAATAGTTGTGGTTTAGGTATTGAAGATATACCTGATTATGATTATTGGAGTAGTTGGAATCACGGAATGTCGCCAGAAGATGTAGCACAGGAAGCCTTAGAAGAAGCGGGCTGGAGTTTTTAGACAGAAATTTAATACTTGAAACTCAAGTAAATTTAGATTATAATATACTTTAAATAAATTTAAGAAATTTTGTACAAAAATAGCATCATTTAAAAAATAGGTATAAAAATTTATACTTGATCTGATTGCCTATTATGTTGTATAATTATTTATAAACAGTCGGGAAGGGCTTAATGAATAGCATGAAAATGCTGCCCGTTTGTCAACGATCTCTTCGCTCACCAATCAGTCACTGTATGTCGACACACCTGCGAAGCCAGTTCATAGTGGCAACGACTGTTATTTTTTTCTTGAAATGTATAGCTAAACGCTGTATAATTATTATATAAATTGATAGGGCGACAGCGGAAACAGGATCTATCTGTTATGCGTCTTAATTGTGGGGAATAATTACCCGAGCCACAGCCCTTTACTTATAAATTAGTGTTATCAAGGTATGCGCTGAGGACGCTTAGACTAACGGATCATGCACTGCCAGTAACTGATCCTGATATAACTGCCAATGGCATTGGGGAGCTTAGCGGCTACTTCCAGAATCGGCACGATAGCACTAATTTATAGGTAAACCGAGACCAACTCTTTGTGGCTGGATAAGTTTTTAATGACGACTGAAATCTCTAGTTGCCGCCTATTTCGTACACTCGGTTCATCTAGCGGCCTAGGATCGTGCCCTTTCACGGCATTCACATGGGTTCGAATCCCGTACCGAGTACCAAGAATAAAATTATTTACTTGAATTGTATGTTTATTTACTGTATAATTCATACATAAATTGATAATAATAAGAAACCTTCTGATGAGCCTATGTAATTTAGGCGAAACTCTAGCAGTATCTAATACATTAAGACTTTCACCCTTTCAACTTAATGTATTAGACGCTACGAGTCAAGGTTAAGCCTTCAAAATGCTCGTTCTTGTTGCGAGCCGAAACAATAGCAAGACTCATATAATAATAGAGTATAAAATTATTCGATGAGTGCAAGGTAGCGTTATTGCCTTATGCCGATGGCATCGTAAAGCTAAAGCTGGTTCGGAGTGACAACAAGGTAGGAACTCCAGAGAAAGAACTCTTTCAAATACAGCTATCTTCTAACCAAGAGCAGACTTTAGTGACTGTAATGTGAGTATGGAATCTCACTAGCGATACCTAGCAAGGGTAATTAAATAATGGTGCGCATCGACCCTAAACTGCAGGGTCGCAAAATATTAAGTAGTCGAACTTGTCCACGTTACAGGGCTAGTCCCCTGACGAAGTATACGGGAGAAACACTTTAATACTTTAGACCCTGAACTGTAGCGGGTCTTTAAAATAATTGAAAAAATAGTCGTTTGGGCAGATTCGTAAACACACTCCCGACCCGCAAGTCGTTAAACCAGTTGCCAAGCATACCCAACAGTCTACCTACATGGTTTACTGTAGAGGTTGACATGGTATAGTTAGTCACGGATATCCTATGCGTTGGTAGCGAAAGGACTGAAACGTGCAACACTCACTTAAACAGCCTCGCGATGGACTCATCACCAAAGGTTGTAAGTAGCCAACGTGCTACAGTTTAAGGTCAGGTCGTGGTGATTCCCTTAAAAGCCCTGCTAGAGTTAAAAAAGATAACGCTGTTGCAACAGCAAATACTTTCAAAAGCCCCAAGATTCGTTCTGGGGCTTTTGTTTTGCCTATAAAATTATAGGATAAAAATTTTTAGTATTGACACTAACAGGTAACAGTGATATAATAGGGCAAACTAAAGGTACCATATGAATTCTTCACATACTTACGTTAAAGAGTTAGAATTATTAATACTTGATCAGCTCTTACCTGTTTACGAAAAATATCAAAAAGCAGCGGGATCAGTTAATACTCTGTACGGTATTAATCCTGAATTAATAAAACAGATTAAAACTAAGAAACAATTACCTGCTCTGCTAAGGGCTCCGGAAAAATACTCTTGACCTGACAGAAGAATTCGGGTATAATTACTTATTGCGCAGGATTTGAGCTTTGCCTGCGTTTTCAAATTAATCCTAATCCTTACAATTCATCATCGAAGCATAGCCCTGCACGGCTGAGCGGGACAGACTGAATGTAGTACTGTGAGTCTTTTTGCAGAAAGCATGTACGGTAATTCCTCTTAGGAGGGATTATTATAAGGTTCTATGAATCTTATACTAATCCTTAATATATAAAATTATGACAAAAGAACTAGAATTAAACCAAGTATGGCCAAACTGGCCCTTTCCTACTTCCAAACCAGAGCAGGGACCTAAAATAGATAATACAATGTATTCTCCTACTTTTATTACAGCTAATAACAGTACAGATACTATTACTATTCCTATGCCAGGAACTACGGGTGGTGCAACATTTGTATTTGNTGATGACGAGTATGAAGAAGATTCTACTCTAAATATTTTAGANGAACGTGCAAAAAATTATGGTCCATTTATTGATATGGCAACCATTACACAAAACCTTAAAGAAATTCTACACGCTGCGCCAAGCTGGGAAAATATGGATGCAGATCAACAGGAAAGTTTAGAGATGATAGTGCACAAAATAGCGCGCATCTTAAACGGCCGACCAGACTATGCAGATAGCTGGGTTGATATTGCTGGATATGCTCGCTTAGTNTCTGAGCGACTAGAAAAAGGTATTATACGATAATTGAAGCAGCCCAGCGACAAAGTAAACACACTATTACAGTAAAAAACGTTTAATGGTTGCTTGGGCCGGTCTTCAAATTACTCTCTTGACTTGAGAGGTTGAATTTAGTATAATAACTACTATGTTTAATCAAAATCAAAAACGCGTTGGCTTTGCGTGTAAAATTCAAAGTTCAGAATCTACAGATGTAGTGAATTGCCAAACTAAAGGCACTACCATCACATGGCTTAATAAGCAATCTAAAGACATAGCTGCTGAAAGACTATGGGCTTTGATGCGTACTAATATTCAAGCTCTTGAAAATCAAGCTGACTGGATGGCACAACAACCCGCAGGTCTACGTATGTTTAGATTAAGTAGTGATCTACTTAC